TGCTGATTGTAGGATTGTTAACGCGAATGGCGAAACAACTGCCCAGTTACCAGCACCACGTCTTGTACGCTGTGCAATTAAGTTACTAACTCTGTTGATTTGAACTGCAAGTGCTGCATGCTCATCACCAACGAAAGTAGCTGTACCACTTACTGCTGATTGGTCGTATGTTTCTACTGCTGTTCCACCTAGTGTATTAAGTGAACCTAATACTTCTTGGTCGATTTCTGCAGTAATTTCTTGTGCTAAAGCAGCCATAATTTCTGCTTCAACGTCGATACCGTGCATTGACTGAGCGTCTTGCGCAGATTCAAAAGTCCAACGTGCTGATAGCTTACGTGATTTAGCTTCAACAGTTTGTTTTAAGATCTGAATAGACATTTTTCTACCTGCTTCACCTTCTAGTGATGCTGTAGAACCAGCTTTTGCAGTTGCAGCGTTACCTGAATATGCTTCAGCAATTTTGAATGGGCTTAATGCTTCTTCGCCTGCTGTAGTATCAGTGTTACCTGCTGATGTATCGTTCATTGCTTCCGCATAACGTACTCTCAATGTGTGGATTTGACCCACAGGACCTGTCATAGGCTGTACACCAACTAATTCGTTAGCAATAACGGTTGGCATTACACGTCTGATAACGGGTAAAATAACTCTGTTAAGAGTTGCGACGTTGCCTGCGCTTGTTGCGCCTGCTCCGGCTGTTTCTGACAAATACTTACGTGTATTTTCCAGTGTTGCTGACATTACAGATTTCTTTGTGCCTTGTAGGCCTTCAAGAAGTGCATTCTTTGTGTCCAGCCAGCGACTTTCTAATAGTTCTGACATAGTTTTCTCCTTATTATAAACCAGCTAGACGTCTAATGTCAACGACATTATCATCTGCTTGTGAACTAGCGTTTGTTGTTGTATTCTTATTGCCTGTTATTTCTGTGCCTTCTGTAATTACTGCCTTCTGCTTCGCTGGAGAGTTACCATCGATTACAGATGGTAGGTACTTGTCAAAAGCAGATTGTAGTCTGTTTGTCTGTACTGATTCCAGTAAATCTGACATGATGTCTTTTTGAGCTCTGTTTAGTGGGCTTAATAAACCATCAATTGTGTCTTTGCGTTCAGCTATTTGTGCCATACGCTTAACTTCGGTACTCTTAGCCTCAGCTAATACTTTTGCTTTTGTAGCAAATGCTTTTGCTTCAGCTAGTTGTTTGTCTTTAACTGCAACTACATTCATAAGTTTTGCAACTTCTGAATTTTCATTCAGATGACTTGTTGCGTACTCAGATGCAAATGCTTCAAACATCTTACGACCGAAATCGTTTTTACGTGCTTCTTCGATATCTTCTTTCAATGCGCTGATCTCACCTTTAAGTGTATTTTCAACGATTGCAGATACTTTGTTAGCACCTTTTGCGATAAAGTCTTTTTTGACTTCGGCAAATTTGTTTTTAGCTTCTTTTATAAGTTTTACCTTAGTTTCAGCTAAATCTTTTTTGTCTTCGTGGAACTCTGCAATTTCTTTTGCAAGTGCATCAACTATAAAGTTCTCAAGCATACTAAATTTATCAGCAATTGCTTTTTGATCTTCATGTAGCTCAGTAACTTCTGATTTTAGCGATTCCATTACAAATTTCTGCATTAACTTTGCGTCTTCACGCATTTTAACAGCATACTTTGCTTTAGCTTCGGCTAATTGTTTGCGATCGTCTGCAAACTCAGCAATTTCTTCAGCTAAACGCTCTGAGATCATAGCATCGATAGCCTCAACCATAGTTGATTTATCATGCTCATATTTCTTAGCAAATTCTTCGCGAAGTTCAGCAGTTGCTTGCTGACGATTCTCTTTGATTTTGCTTTCCCAAGCGCCTTCAATTTCTGCACGTACTTCTTCGGAAACTACATCGTTTTCAAAAAGTGTTTTAAGTGCGTCCAACATTATTGTTCTCCTTTTATTGGAGTCTACTGATTATATTAACCAGAGATTCTTTTAAATATTTTTGTGCCTTTGGATCGTGTTTTGTTGCCTGTGCAAGTTCGTATGCCTTGTATCCCCCACGTGCATTCATCATATGTTCATAAATTGCTGTAGGATATGCACCAGGGGCGCTAGGCTGAGCCACAACGTCCACAGTGATTATTTCAAAGCCCGACACATCGCCGGACTCATTAACTTCACCCGAACCACGCGATGAAACTCCTAGTTTAACTCCGCTTTCCAGCATTGTTTTAACTAGTTGTCCCATCGGGGTCGGTAAAATTTTCATTTTGCCATAACCGTTGTTGTCTTCCATCCACATATCTGTTATCATATGTGAAACACGATCAAGGTTAATATTTAGGCCTTCAGGATGATCAACTTCACCGAGAACTGAGTAACCAGTCCCAATTTGATCATTGAGAGTTTTGACAGCCCTTCC